GCCTCAATCCACTTGCCTTGCTGGTCTTCCTGAACTCTTGTTGGCTTTTTGTCTAAATCCCACTGATGCCAGTACCTGCGCTTGCCCGTGTAGAAATCGACACCGCAAACATGAATTTCTGAGTAGTCAAAAAAGTCTGCTGTCCAAAGTGCTTCTGGCCCTGAAAGCCTGATGAATGGGACAATGCCGCCATGAATATCTTTGTCTCTTAGATTCTTTGGGTCATGGTGAACAATCGCTGGCGTTTCGTACTCTTTAAGGTGCGCTACCATTCGGACGTCATGCGCGTAGCACCAGGCAAGTTCCCCAAGAAAAAGTAAGCCGTGATTATTGACTCCGGCTAAGTCGTAAGCTTTGGAACCTATCTGCGCCTTGGCTTTCGCTAGGTCTGAAGGCGCAGAAGGTCCACCACACAAGAGAATACAAGGTCGAGCAGCACCCCAACCTTGCAACTCATCAAGCTGATACACTCAGGCAACAGTTACGTCCTGAGCTGCCGCGAAGGATTCAGCGTGAGCAACGGCAATATCGCAATCTTGATAGAAGTAAAGATTGGTCGTTGCTGTTCCGGCTGAACCGTATGGGTCAACCAGTACGTCGAGTGCTGAGAAGAAGCCCACGTAAAGGTCAGCAAAGTTCCCGAAAATCAGCGAGTAAGGCGAAGAACTTGGTGCTTGGGTTGTCTGAACAACCGGATAACCCATCATGCTGTCAGGCCCAGACATAATCATTCGACTGTCTGTGCTAGCAGCAACCAGTGTCTGCATGAGCTTTCCAACTACTGCCGGATGTGTTACCCATCGCAGGTTCCCAAGCAGAGCGTTGTCTTGTGAAACCTCGGTCATAATATCAACGACATTGCCATAGGTCAGATTGGCGTTGCCGCTTGTTCCGCCAGATGAAACGTCACCGATTCCGCTTGTGCCAAGGATTCCGGTAGGCTCGTTACTTCCGCCACCTTTGAGAGCAACGTTGTCAATTTTGGCTGCGAAGATTCGAACCATGTTGTTGCGAATCAACTGCTCTACGCTTGGGTCAGACTGAATCATCAGTTCGCGAGTTACGGCAACCTTGTTTGCCAGAAGCTTTGGGGTCATAGTGACTTGAGCAAAATCAGGCTCGTTGTTTCCAACTGAACCGCCCTCCGCAATGAAAGCTGCTGCGGTGCTAGTGCTGATTTTGGGAATCGCCACGTTGCCTTGCAAACCGTTCAGAACCGTTGCGCCCACTTGCCCAAGAATGGACGTTGAAATCAGCGCATCGATAAAGCGATCACCTCGGTAGTCCTCTGGAACAATGTTTGAGCCTGCCCCAAAAGTTGCGCCTGCTGCGGTTGATACCGTTCGGGTCTGCCATCCAAAGTCGGGAACAAAAAAGCCTTTTGGTTGTCGGCTTTGCTTCTTTGCCAACTCTTTGCTGACTTCCAACTCAAAACCGGCCTTGCTCCAATCCTTTGCATCTGCGGCTTGAATGGCTCTTACCAAGCTGTAGTTGCGCTTTTCTTTCGGTGTGGCGTCAACGCTGAAGTCGATTGGCTTGCTGGTCTTCTTCTCCAAAAGCATGGCTTGAAATTCAGCCAGTGTTTTCTCTTCTTGAAGTGCTCGGAAAGCCAAGTCGTATTCGTTGTGCCGCTTGCCCAGCTCAAGAATCTGGCTGGATTGATTGCGGTACTCATTAAGCTTCTCATTGACTTCATGCCGAACATTTACTTCCGGCTTTTGAACCTGCTCTTCCATTTTATTCTCCTGAATTGCAGTTGATTCATTACCGGAAAGATCCGGCTGATAGTTTCTGCCAACTCCAACAGTAGAATCGGCAGGTATGGAAACCATTGAAACCTCCAATGGTTTGAAGGAACTCACCCGATAAAGCGGTTTGTCTTTGTAGCCGTTCTCGTCTTTCGTCATTCCTTGTATCTGGTATCCGATTGAAACGTTGCCTCTGATTCCGTCAACTACGTCACGATAAACTTCCTCCGCCAAACCGTTTTTGCTGAAGCGGACTTGCGCTCTAAGTTTGTCGTTGTCCATGTATGCCTTTTCAACAACTCCAATCTGCTGTCTGGCGTCATGGTCTAAAAGCAATGGTGCTTTGCCGCTGGACATGAATTCCATGTCAACGCTTCCGGCATTGTGTTCGAGAACTTCATAGCCGAATTCACGTTCAACCGGATTTGTTGAAGATATGCTCATCATCACGCGACGGTCTGACTCGTCATCCATCATCCGAACGCTTCCGGTTCGGTACTGAGTTTGAACTGGTAAGTCTCGCGTTTCGACTTGTTCAACTTCTCTTTCTTCCGGCTCTTCTGCGACTTGTTCAGCCTTGGCAAAAGCCACAATGTACTCGTCATTCGTTTCTTCAACGTCAATGACATGCCGCTCAGTCATGCTAGTTAAATCCATAACTCTCTCGCTTTGATTCACGATTTTTTCACTCCAACTTTTGCCAGCATCCCCACCCCACAAAGCCCAGGCGATTCTGCCATTACTTGGATAGCCTTTTTCGCCTGGTCTGAATCCTTCGGCTTTTTTGTCAACTTCATGGCGAGCAAAAAAAGACTTCATTCTCTTCACGGTTGCCAGTGGCAGGCTCTTGCCGTTGCTGATGTCTCTGGCGCGAGCGATACCTACAGACGTTCCGCCTCTGCCAAATTCTCGTCTCCACTCTAGGCCACGATTGGCCTCGGAAATCATGCCCTCGGTTGGCTTGTAGCTTTCTGCCATTACTCGACTTCTGGCTCAACTGGTCCGTGTGGACTGCCTAAAGGCTCAAAGGCTAGGCTGATTCCGTAGCGTTCCGCCATCAGCTTGTCGTTCTGCATTTGCTGGAACACCTCTTCGACGTCTCTGCCGTATTGTCTGGCAACGTCATTGAGGCTTTTGAAGCCATTTCTAACTGCTTCGACTTCAGCTCTGATTTCTTTTGCTGGGTCCACCCAAGAAAAGCCTCTGCCTCGGAATTCCAAGGTGTTTGAAAATTTGTCGTAGCGAGTGATTGGGATTGGAATTGAGCCGGAAGTCATCGACATTTTCAGCCACTCTTGAGCAACAGGTTCGCAAAGGTGCTGAATCAAAAAGCTTTGAATCTGACGGTATAAATCGCGTTCTTCTAGTGCGCCTTGCCGGATGGATGAGTAGCTGACGCCTTCGAGGTTGTTGCTGAGACTTGTGTAAGAAATGCCAAGTCCACTGGCAATGCCTCGAAGAACACCTTTGTGAAATTCAGCGTAAGCACTGGTTGGATGGCTAGGATTCCATTCTTGAAACTGCATTCCAGCCGGAAGCTGTTGAATTGAACCAGGTTCGCCTGACATGATCTGGTTGCCGTCTGCGCTTTCGTCTCCAATGAAACCTTCACCATCAGGCGAAACTAAGAAGCCCATTTTTGCGGCTGCGGTTCGAGCTGCAATCAGTTCAGCTTCTTCATAGCCTGAAAGGATTCTCATTCGCGTCATGGCTGACGCAAACCAAGAAACGCCTCTCGTCTGTTGCGCTCGGTCTGGCAAATAAATGTGCAGAATGTCTTCAGCCGGAACTCTTGTCCGCTTGTCGCTTCTTCGTTGTCCAAAGGTATCGAACGGATGGCCTTGGCCTAATTTCAAATAGTACGCTTGCGGTGCGTCGAACTCGTCAAGTTCAACACCCATCACCACTCTTCTGCCTTTTGGTTCAGTCGTAAAGTATTCTTCGTCGAGGTAATCCGGCTCTAGCACTTGAAGAGCGAGTCCGTCACGCCAACGTTTGCCACGAACAAAACGAATCAGAATCTCGCCATCGCGACAAAGTCCTTGAATGACCAATCGCTGAATATCTAGCCAAGATTGACGCTGATTTGCTGAACAGGATTTTCCCCAGCGTCGAAATGCTCTTTCAATGATTTCATTGCCAGCAGCGTCAAGTTGCCCGACATTCGGCTCATTTAAGTTTCTGGCGCGAGACTGAAGCGTGAAGCCATGCTCGCCAACTACATTGCTTGACATCAGTTGCAGGTAGCGCCTGGCGTAATCGTCATTGCGGCAAAGTTCTCTGGCTCTGTCTCGTAGGCGTCTAAGCGAATATTGAAGTTCTGCGTCTGAGCTTGTGGTTGAACCAACAAAATCCGCCAGGAATCT